AAGCAGCCGGCATCCCGATCACCCACGTCAGCTCAAGCAAGTGGAAGCCCGCCATGGGCCTGCGCGGCGAAGACAAGTCGATGTCAGTCAAGCTCGCCGAGCAGCTTTTCCCAGCCCTCAAGTCGCAGCTGTACGGCCCACGCGGCGCTGGCCTGGATGGCCGCGCGGAAGCTTTGCTCATTTCCTATTACGGAGCCCACCATGCCCAATAGCCTATTCCTCAAGCTGTTCCGTCTCATGCGCCGGCTCGTCCGTGGCGCTCCTCCATGCCGCGGCGCATGCGACCGGGGCCGCCGGCCGTGCAACTGCCGGGGGATTCAGCTGTGACCCAGCCAAACGACATCGCCGCCACGCTGGCGGAGCGCGGCACCCGCTACGGCAAGTTCACCGGCCACGCGGCCATCTCCACCCGGTTGAAGCTGGTCATCCATGACGCAGTGCTCGCCCGTCCTGAACGCACGTTCGCGGCCGACCAGATGGAAGCAATGGACATGATCGCGCACAAGCTTGCCCGCATCCTCAACGGCGACCCCAACTACGCGGATAGCTGGGTCGACATCGCTGGCTACGCCAAGCTGGTGGCTGACCGGCTGGAAGGCGTTTCAGTATGACCGGCCGCTACGTCATCTTCACCCGCTGCACCATGTGCGGCAGCAGCTCGCACACCCGCGGCAAATGCCCATGGACCAAATGACACCTGACCAACGCGTGGCCAGGGCCGCCTTCGTCGTCGCGCTGGAGATGATGGAAGAACTGCGGGCCGCGCCGAATCCGCTGCCACCGGGCCTGGCCGCGCGCTTCCAAGCGTTCGTACCTAAGCGAACACCCGACGAGATCCTGGCCACCGAGACCGACCCGTATTGGCTTGGCTATGCCGAATTGCTGCGCGAGTACATCGAGCTGCTGGCCACGCTGCCGCGTGCGGCTGTGAAGGGGAAGCGTGGAGCTGCTTGAAGCTTTCCCCTACCAGAAGGAAGGCGCGGTGTTCCTGGCAGGCAAGACGCAGGCGCTGCTGGGCGACGAGATGGGCCTGGGCAAGTCCTGCCAGGCCATCCTCGCTGCCGACATCATCGGCGCCAGCAACATCCTGGTGTTCTGCCCGGCCAACGTGCGCGTCAACTGGAGCCGGGAGTTCGCCCGCTTCAGCCCGATGGATCGGCCGTGCACGGTGCTGCTTACCGGCCGCGACAAGGTGCCGGCCAGTGGGGTGGTGATCTGCAGCTATGACCTGGCGGTCAACCCTGCCATCCTGAAGCAGCTGAAGGCCCGTCAGTGGTGTGTGATCGTGCCCGACGAGGCCCACTTCCTGAAGAACCGCAGCGCCGCGCGCACGAAGGCCATCTACGGCCACAACGTCAAGTCGCCCGGCCTGGCGGCTCACACCGATCGGATCTGGCGCCTGTCAGGCACACCAGCGCCCAACGATGCCTCCGAGCTGTGGACCCATCTCAAGAGCGCTGGCGTGGTGACCGAAGCTTTCTGGGACTTCACATTCCGCTTCTGCACCGGCTTCGATTCCGACTACGGCTTCAAGATAACCGGCCACAAGAACACCGAAGAACTCAAGCAACTACTCGCGCAGTTCATGCTGCGCAGAAAGAAAGACGACGTGATGAAAGAACTCCCAGCTATCACCTACCAAGAGGTCACCGTCGAACGCTCCAAGGTCGAGCTCGACATCATCTTCTTCGAGGCCATGCGAGGGAAAACCCTCCCTGAGTTCCTCGGTGAGATCAAGCAGGCCGACACCGTGCTGCGCGCCGCGCTGGAGACCATCCGCGAGAAGAACGTGGCCACCCCCACCAACGACAAGCTGAAGGTGCTGGAGTCCATGGCCAAGAGCCTGGTCACGCTGCGCCGCTACATCGGTATGGCCAAGGTGCCCAGCGTCTGCGACATCCTGGCTGAGGAACTTGAGTCCAAGCAGGTCGACAAGGTAGTGATCTTCGCCGTGCACCGCGACGTGATCGAGGGGGCACGACTGAAGCTGGCCAAGTACGGCGCGGTCACACTGTACGGCGGCACCGACCCCAAGAAAAAGCAGCAGAACGTCGACAAGTTCATGAACGACCCCAAGTGCCGGGTGTTCATCGGCAACGTCCAGGCTGCCGGCACCGGCATCACGCTGACCAGCAGCTGCGAGGTGGCGTTCCTTGAGGCCGACTGGGTGCCGAGCAACAATGCGCAGGCTGCGATGCGCTGCCACCGCATCGGTCAAACCCGACCCGTGCGCGTGCGCTACTTCAGCTGCGAAGGCTCGGTGGACGAGCAGGTCCAGGCCACGCTGTTGCGAAAAAGCCGCGAGCTCACGAAGATTTTTTAACGACATGACGTTGCGGTTATCGCAACGTAGTGCTACGATCCAATCACACCAACCGACAAGGCAAAACATGCAACTGCACATCGATCTGACCAGCGCCCACGAGTGCGTTATCGCTCTGCGCATCCTGAACTCGCTCATGCCCGCCACCGCCGCCGTGGCAGCTCCACCCGCACCGCAGCCGGTGGTCGAGCCTGTCGTTGAAGCTGCCGCGCCCGCGGAACCTGAGCCCGAGGTTGAGAAGCCGAAGGCTCGCAAGCCCAAGGCCAAGGAAGAAGCGCCCGTTGCTGAAACCCCGCCTTGGGTTGAGGCGGCTCCCAAGGCCCAGCCCCTCACCATCGACGACCTGCGCGCCGCGCTGCAGCGCTTCACGGCCAAGGAAGGCATGCCGGCCGGCATCGAACTGCTCAAAGGCTTCGGCTGCAACCGCATCAGCGAACTCGCCGAGAAGCCGGATGCCATGAAGGGCGACTTCGTGGCCGCGTGCCCGGTGTTGGAGGCAGCGTGAACATCAGCCGCAAACAGTTCAACGAGTTCCGGGACTTGGTTCTGGGCGCCTTGGACGACAACAGAAAAGACGAACGATACGGCACCGATCACGACATCGCTGAAAGCCTGCTCAACGAATCGGAAGAAAGCCTGTTCAGCGAAGAAATCGCCAAGGGAGAACGCCGCGCGCAGTACCTGGCGTTGAAGGCGGAGTTCGAAGGTGGCGACGAGGAGCTGGCGTGACCCTGCCCCAGCACTCCCCAGTTGGCTTCTCATCGCGCAAGAGGTGGTCAGAATGCCCGGGCAGCATCAAGCTGTCCGAGGGCATCCCGTCCAGGTCGAGCAAGTTCGCTGACGAGGGCACCGCGGCCCACGCGCTGCAGGAATACTGCCTGCGCAAGGGCACCGAAGCGATCGACATGATCGGCACCGACTTAGCCTACGAGGACCACGGCGTGGACAAGGCTTTCATCGTCACTGACGAGATGGCCACCCACATCCAGGACGTGCTCACCAACATCCGCTGCGAACTGTTGGAAGATCTAGACTACGAGCTGCTGGTCGAAGAACGGTTCCACCTGCACCAACTGCACAAGGATCTGTTCGGCACCGGTGACGTGGCGATCTGGTTTCCCAAGGCGCGCAAGCTCCAGGTGCGCGACCTGAAGTACGGAGCCGGTGTCGCCGTCGAGATCGAGGACGAGGATGGCGAAGCCAACGTGCAGCTGGAAGGCTACGCGCTTGGCGCGCTGCTCAAGTTCCCCGAGTGGAAGCCGGTCGAAGTCGAGATCGTGATCGACCAGCCTCGCGCTTTCCATGCCGACGGTGCCACGCGCAGGAAGACGCTGCCCGTGTCCTACTTCGTCGACATGGCTGCCGACCTGGTGGACGAGGTGAATCGGACTGAGCAGGCGACGCGCGACTGGTCGCTGCACGACCCGATCGGCTGGCAGGAGCGCTACCTGAAGCAAGGCGACCACTGCCGCTGGTGCCCCGCCGCGCCGGTGTGCCCAAAGCTGAAGGGCAAGGCGCAGGAGCTGGCGAAGCAGGTGTTTGCCCCACCCGCCGCAGGTGCCAGCAACGGCTACGATGCCAAGGCCCTGGCTGAGACGCTGGACTGGCTGCCGATCCTGGAAGCCTGGATCAAGAACGTCCGCGAGTTCAGCTACAGTGAGGCTGAGAAGGGTCACGAAATCCCCAACTACAAGTTGGTGGAGAAGCGCGCGACGCGGAAGTGGCGGCTGGAAGGCGACGCTCTCGCTGAGAAGCTGGAGTTCGGCTCGCTGCTGCTCGAAGCAGACTTGATCTGGGAGAAGTCGATCAAGTCACCGGCGGTGATCGAGAAGCTGCTGCCGAAAGACAAGCGCGCGTTGCTCGACGAGCTGTGTGTGAAAGAATCCAGCGGTCACACGCTGGTACACCAAACCGACAAGCGGGAAGCAGTCAAGCTCGACGCGAAATCGGTATTTTCCAAATCCAACTGAGGTATCTCATGTCTACAGATCTCATCACTCCAGTGTTCCGCGGCAACTTCGTGTTCGTCACCGTGCCGCAATTGAAGGACAAGGCCAAGCCTGAGAACGGCAAGGCGTACTCCATCCAGGCGTACTTCCCGCCCGACACCGACTTCGGCCCGATGGAAGCCGCTGTCGAGGCCGCCTTGGTCAAGAAGTTCGGCGACGACAAGTCCAAGCGTCCGAAGGTCTTCCGCTCGCCGTTCCGTTCGGCCGAAGAGATCGACAAGAAGCCGGATGCCATCGGTGATGACTGGACCACGATGCGCTTCTCCATGAACGAGTTCGACAAGAACGGCCAGTCGCAGAAGCCCGGCGTGGTTGATGCGAACCTGCAGGACGTGATCGACCCGACCGAGCTGTACTCGGGCGCGTGGTATCGCGTTCAGGTGAACGCAGCCTGGTACGACAAGAGCGGCAACAAGGGCGTCGGCTTCTACATGCAGAACGTGCAGAAGGTGAACACGCCGAAGGGCCACAGCAATGACCCGCTCGGTCAGACGCGCATCCCCGCCAACAAGGCGTTCGGTGCGGCTGACACCAAGGCCGGCGCAGGCGCGCTGTTCGATTGATGGATCAGCTCTCCCCGCATTTCACGCTGGGCGAGCTGACGGCATCGCAGACGGCGGCCCGCAACGGGCTGCCCAATGAGCCCGATGCCGCAGCGCTGGCCAACCTGAAGCGCCTGGTCAACACGCTCGAACATGTGCGCGCCGTCGCCGGCAAGCCGATCGTGATTTCCTCTGGCTACCGCTCGCCGGAAGTCAACCACTTGGTAGGAGGCGTCGCCAACAGCGCCCACACCACCGGCTGCGCCGCCGACATCATCTGCCCCGGCATGCCCAACCGCAAGCTGGCGCAGTTGATCGTCGACGAGATCGTGGTGTTCGATCAGCTGATCCTGGAATTCCCTGAGAGCTCGACGGGAGGCTGGGTGCACATCGCGATCGCGGAGCAGGGCAAGAAGCCACGTGACCAGGTGCTGACCACCAAGCCGGGTGGCGGATACCTGAACGGGCTCCGGTAGCGTTTCGATCTTTAGGCAGCGCTCCTTCGGGGGCGCTTTTTTCGACCCCTCTAAGGACAAGTCATGAACGAAGACCAGCCCCACATCGATGCCCAGGTCATGGCGGCCGTCGTCGCCGATTTAAAGGCGGGCGCTGCCCTGCTGCGACGCGCCCACGCGCGCTTGGTGGAGGCGCTACTGGACACGGCGGAGAACGCATCGGGCGCTGAATGCGAGGCGGCGCGGGCGCAGGCGGAAGCGATCCTTCAGCGACTGGGATCCAAATGACCATCCTCCACATCGATCTTGAAACTTTTTCCGCCTGTGAGCTGAAGGACCGCGGCCTGGCCAACTATGCGGACGACATGAGCACCGGTGTCCACTGCGCAGCCTACGCCTTCGATGACGGTGTGGTCGAGCTGTGGACGCCCGCTGTGCCACCGCCTGAAGCCGTGTTCAACCACATCCGCAGCGGCGGTCTGGTGTACGCGCACAACGCGGCGTTCGAAATTGCGCTCATCAACAAAGTGCTCGTGCCGAGCCACGACTGGCCGCGCGTCAGCATCGAACAGATGCGGTGCACGATGGCCGCCGCGTATGCAATGGGCCTGCCTGGCGCGCTGGAGAACGCGGCGCCCGCACTCGGCATTGAGCAGCGCAAAGACATGGTGGGCAAGCGTGTGATGCTGCAGCTGGCCAAGCCCAAGCCCGACGGCACGTTCTGGACTCAGGCTGAAGCGCCGGAGAAGTTTCAGCAGCTCCACAACTATTGCATCGGCGATGTCGAGGTGGAGCGCGCGTTGCACCACCGCATGATGGAGCTGTCGCCCTACGAGCAGAAGGTGTGGCAGCTCGACTTCAAGATCAACCAGCGCGGGGTCCGCGTCGACCTGCCGGCCATCGACAAGGCCATCGCGCTGGTCGAGGCCGAGAAGAAGCGGCTGAACGCTGAGATGCTGCGCACGACAGGCGGTGTGGTCGGCGCGTGCACCGAGGTCCAGCTGCTGGTGAAGTGGATCCGCAGCCAGGGTGTGGAGATCAAGGGCCTGGCCAAGGCGGATGTGCTCGACGCGCTGGAAGGTGATCTACCGCCGGCGGTGGAAGCCGCGCTGCACCTGCGCCGCGAGGCTGCCAAGTCTTCCACTGCCAAGCTGATCGCGATGAAGGAACGCGCGTCAGCTGATGGCCGGGTGCGCGGGTGCTTCCAGTACCACGGCGCGGCCACGGGCCGGTGGGCGCACCGCGGGATCCAGCCCGGGAACATGCCGCGCGGCAACCTCAAACCCCATGAAGTGGAAGACGCGATCGCCCACCTGCATGACCGCACATACATCGACGTGATGTACGGCCAACCGATGGACGTGCTCTCGTCCTGCCTGCGCGGCATGATCGTGCCGGCCCCCGGCAAGGACCTGGTGGCGATGGACTTCAGCGCCATCGAGGCGCGCGTGTTGGCGTGGCTGGCTGGTCAGGAAAGCGTGCTCGACATCTTCCGCACCCACGGCAAGATCTACGAGCACGCTGCGGCTGGCGTCTACCACGTCTCGATGGAGAGCGTGACCAAGGCCCAGCGCCAGATCGGCAAGGTCGCCGTGCTCGCGCTGGGCTACGGCGGCGGTGTCGGCGCCTTCCAGTCGATGGCCCGGGTCTACGGTGTCAAGGTGCCGGACGTGGAGGCCGACGAGATCAAGGCCGCCTGGCGCGCAGCCAACGAGGCCACGGTCAACTACTGGTACAGGCTGGAGGATGCCGCGATCGCAGCCCTCACCAAGGGGGGCAAGCACAGCGCCGGCGCCAAGGGCCGCGAGACCACCTACGTGAAGTCGGGCTCGTTCCTGTGGTGCCGGCTGCCGAGCGGACGTGTGCTCTGCTACCCGTACCCCGAGATCCGCCAGGTCGAGACCCCGTGGGGCGCGCAGAAGGACGCGCTGACCTACATGACGGTGGTCGATCCGAGCCGCAAGCTGAAGCTGATACCCGACCCCAACAGCAAGGGCTCCTGGCAGCGCATCAGCACCTACGGCGGTTCCCTCGCGGAGAACGTGACCCAGGCCGTGGCCGCCGATCTGCTGCGACACTCGATGTTCACAATCGAGGCCGGTGGTTTCCCTATTTGCGCCACCGTGCACGATGAAATCGTTGCGGAAATCGCAACCTCGTGCGAGGATAGCACCCTCAAGCAGATCGAAAAGCTGATGGCCGCTACGCCCGATTGGGCCGGCGGTCTTCCTGTCACAGCCGAAGGCTGGAGAAGTTCGCGATATCGCAAGTAGCCCGAGACCAGAATGTCTGACATCATCGACGACGCCAGTCACCAGGCTGAACTCGCGCTGCAGCTTCAGCTGCGCGCACGGAGAGAAGAAGGCCCAGCGGCCACCGGTTTGTGCTTGTTCTGTGAGGTGCCTGTGGGCGATGGCGTGCGCTGGTGTTGCGCCGCCTGCCGTGACGATCACGAACGCGCAGTGAGCGCCGCGCAACGCAACGGGAGGCGCAATGGTCAATCGGCTTGAGAGCGCACTTGCCCTGGCCGCCCGCGGTTTCTGGATTTTTCCGGTGGCACCCGGAGCGAAAACACCTGCCATCAACGACTGGCCCAATGCAGCTACACGAGATCCTGCGCAGATCAAAGCTTGGTGGGCTTCGCGCGACTACAACATTGGGATTTCCACATCGCGTTATCAGAACAGCATGGCGCTCCTAGCGGTAGATGTAGATAACAAGAAGGGGAAGAGCGGCGATGGATCAATCATCGAACTCGAATTCCAAGGTTGTGAACTTCCCGTCTCCTACGAACAGTCCACCCCGAGCGGCGGCCGGCACATCATCTACACCGCCGACCAAGCGCTCAAGCAGGGGGTCAACGTGCTCGGCGCCGGTCTCGACATCAGAAGCAAGGGCGGCTACATCGTCGGTCCCGGCAGTGAGATCGACGGCAAGCTGTACGCCCAGATCAACGGACACGACACCCTCACCGAAGCCCCCGCGTGGCTGGTCACCCGACTGGGTGTCGATCGGCATGTGGACCGTAGCCCTGGCGTGGTGCTCGCTGGTGTGGACGCTGATCGCGCACACGATCGGGCTGTTCTTTTCCTGAAGACGGCGGCCCGCTCGACTGAGGGAGATGGCGGCGACATCACCGCTTTCGTCACCGCCGCCAAGCTGAAGGATCTGGGCTGCACCGAGGACCAGGCACTGCAGCTTCTGTTGGAGTATTGGAACGAGGACTGTGATCCGCCGTGGGATGACGACGAGCTGGCCACCAAGGTCAGCCACGCCTACCGCTATGGTCGCGAGCCCCAGGGCAGCGCCGCGCCGGAAGCCGTGTTCGCCGCAGCGCCGGCCACGCCGCCGGGCGATGACGAAGACGAGAACCCGGTAGACAAGCTCAACAGGGAATACGCCTACGTCAAGAAGGGCGCCTTCATCCTGCACGAGACCACCGACCACCGCGAAGAATTCACAACCAACCACCTCTCGCCCGACGAGTTCCACGGCTGGTTCAACAACAAGACCATGGGCGTGGGCGACAAGCAGATCCCGATGTCGCGGCTGTGGGTGAAGTCAGCGCAGCGCCGCGAGTACGAGGCGGTGATCTTCGCCCCCGAGCAGGATCGCGGACCCCGCTGGTACAACCTGTGGCGCGGCTTCTCGGTTCAGCCGGCCGACACGGCCGAGCACCCGATGGTGGCGCGCTTCATCGAGCACTGCCGCGAGAACGTCTGCGGCGGGGACGCCAAGCTGGCGCGCTGGCTGATGGGCTTCTTCGCCCACCTGGTGCAGCGCCCGTGGGAGAAGCCGCTGGTAGCCCTGGTCTTCAAGGGCAAGAAGGGCACCGGCAAGAACGCGCTGATCGAGCGCATCGGCGCGCTGTTCAAGCCGCACTTCTTCGTCGCTGATGACGAGCGCTATCTGACCGGCAACTTCAATGCCCACCTGGAGTCGTGCCTGCTGCTGGTGCTGGACGAAGCGAGTTGGGCCGGCGACAAGAAGGCCGAGGGCCGGTTGAAGGGTCTCATCACCGGCGGCGACCACAACATCGAGCGCAAGGGCAAGGAGCCCTACAAGGTGGCCAACCTGACGCGCGTCGCCATCATCGGCAACGAGGCGTGGGTGGTGCCGGCCAGCGAGGACGAGCGCCGCTACGCCGTGTTCAACGTCGGCGACGGCCGCCGTCAGGACCGCAAGTATTTCCACGAGCTCCGCGTCGGGCTGGACGAGGAGGGCGGCAACGCCCACCTGCTGCGCTTCCTGCTCGATTTCGATCTCGCCACGGTCGATGTGAACGACGCTCCGGCCACGCAGGGCCTGCTCGACCAGAAGCTGGCCAGCCTGGAGCCGGCGCAGAAGTGGTGGCACGACAGCCTGCTGGAAGGCCAGATCGCCCACGGCGACTTCGGCGGTGAGTGGCCCGAGACCGTGCTGCGGCAGCGCTTCCGCGATGCCTGCCTGCGCTGGGTCAAGCAGCACAACATCCACTCCCGGCTGCCAGATGACCGGGCCTTCGGCCGGCTGCTTAAGGCCATGGCACCGTCGGTCGGCAGCAAGCAGCAGCGCGACAGCAGCGGGCACAAGCCCTGGTTCTACATCCTCCCGCCGCTGGAGACGCTACGCGCCGACTGGGACAACTTCATTGGGCACCCTGAAAAGTGGGAGGATGCATGACCATCCGATACATCGCCAACCTCACCTTCGAGGAACAGATCCACCACTGGGAGAACGGCAGCAACGAGGAAGCCCAGCTCGGCGCGTGGCTGCGAAAGCGGCAGGACGAGTTCAAGGACTCGGCCGGGGTCCGCGAGGAACGCCAGGAGTCCTACGATGAAGGCTATGACGCTGGGTACAGCGACGCACGAGACGAGTTCGAGAAATGAACCTCCTGCCCAAAGAAGCCGCCGATCGCCTGCGCGTCTCCACCGGAACGCTCGCCAACTGGCGGGTGGCCGGGGAGGGGCCGCGGTTCATGAAGTTCGGCCGGCGGGTACTGTACCCCGAGCGCGAGATCGAGGCGTTTGAGGATCGGTGTTTGAGAACGAATACGACACAAGGAACGTATGACCGATGACCTGCAGCTTTACCAAGGCGACTGCCTTAGGTTGATGCGCGACCTACCGGCTGCCAGCGTCGATCTGGTGCTGTGCGATCTACCATATGGCACAACCGCGTGTAAGTGGGATTCCGTCATCCCGTTTGACGCTTTGTGGGCGCAGTACAAACGTGTCGTCAAACCGAACGGCGCGGTCGTCCTGTTCGGGGACGAGCCGTTCGCGTCCAATCTGCGGCTCTCCAATTTGGCTTGGTACAAGTACGATTGGTACTGGAGAAAGTCACGGCCGGCGGGCTTCACCAACGCGAAGCTGAAGCCTCTTAAAGACGTTGAAACGATCACTGTGTTCAGCAGCGGGGCCACCGCGAACGGCTCGCAGAAGAACATGCCTTACTTTCCTCAAGGGCTGGAAGACTGCAACACCGCGTGGAGCAGACCCCAGAGATACCTGACCGGCGACAAGGGCGTGAACCCTGCGCGGGCGTCCCACCAGCTAAGTCGGGTGATAGAGAAGACCGGATACCCGCGCCAGGTGCTCGACTTCCCCAACCCGAACAGTGAAGTTCTGCACCCTACGCAGAAGCCAGTGGCGCTCATGGAATACCTGGTACGGACCTACACCGGCGAAGGCGACACGGTGCTCGACAACACGATGGGCAGCGGCACCACCGGGGTGGCATGCGCCAGCACCGGCCGCAAGTTCATCGGCATGGAGCAGGACGCCGGCTACTTCGCAGTCGCCAAGGAACGAATCGAGCTGGCGTGGCTGATGTCGTGAGTGGTGAACCCCCAGGGACTCGAACCCTGAACCTCGGCCTTAAAAGGGCTGTGCTCTACCATTGAGCTAGGGGTCCGGCTGCGTCCAATGTGCGACCAGTGAATCTCCGTACTCGGCTTAAACCCTTGTAAACACTGGGCTTCCCGGCGATAGCCCTCCTGTTTAAAAGTCTTATTTGACAAGATCACGGGGGTTCATGTAGCATCACGTCTGTAACGTTTTCAGTAACTTATAGACAAGGGGCATCACGTGAAATCAAGTTCGAGTGCGTCCAATGCGCGACCAGCGCTCGTTACGAAGGCCACCTACGGGTTCAAGCCCGGTCCGCGCAAGGTGGCTCGGCCGCCGTGTCGATCGTTCAGAGAGATGTGCGAAGAGTTAGGTGTACCCCCCAGGGTCATGAGCGCCAAGCTCATGCACTACAAAGGGCCGACTGCGAAGCTGAACCACTCTAGTGGTAACAGGGTCCACGCAAACCACTGGTACGACCCGGTTGAGTTTCGCCGCTGGTGGGCGGGCCTCACGGAGGAACAGCGCCGTGGCTGAACTCAAAGAAGCCAACATCAAGTCGGCCGTCAACGGCGACATCCTGCGGGACGCCGAGATCCACGGGCTGCACCTGCGCTGCTTCCCCACCAAGAAGGTGTTCTACCTGTTCTTCAGGACCAAGGGCGGCAAGCAGCGCCGGCCCAAGATCGGCAACTACGGCCAGCTCACGCTGACCCAGGCGCGCACCGTGGCCAAGGCCATGCTGCAGGACGTGGCCGCCGGCAAGGACCCCCAGTTGGTGCGGTCTGACGCCCGAAACGAGCCGACCGTGGCCGAGCTGTGGGCCGAGTTCTGGAAGCGCCGCGCCAGCAAGAAGAAATCCTCGGACAGCGACCAGCGGAACTGGACCAACCACCTGGCCCCAGCGATCGGCAAGCTGCGGCTGTCCGAGGTGACCTACGAGGTGATGGGCGATCTGCACGAAGCCATCAGCGAGGACGGCCCCATCGCCGCCAACCGCGCGCTGGCGCTCGCCTCGACCATGTTCAACTTCGCCCACCGTCCGCTGAAGTGGACAGCCGTGGCCGACAACCCGTGCAAGGGGGTCGAGCGCAACAAGGAGACCAAGCGCCGGCGCAAGGCCAGCCGCGAGGAAGTGGCGCGCATCGTGGCGCGGCTGCGCAAGGAGCTGGATGGGCCGAGCGTGGCCAGCGCCACCTTCGTGTGGCTGTTGCTGTTCACCGGTGCGCGCAAGGGGGAGATCGCCGCAGCAAAGTGGAACAACTTACATGGCAACCGCATCCTGCTGGACGAGCACAAGACCGATGACGGTGGCTACGCGCGGATCATCTACCTGCCGCCGGCAGCGCGCGAGGTGATCGACAAGTACCTGCCGGTCACGTCAGGCACGCTGACCGGGCTGCTGTCACCGAAGAAGTTCTGGGCCCGGGTGTGTGAGGAAGAGAACCTGCCCGACCTGACCATGCACGATCTCAGACGGACCTTCGCCAGCGTGGCGCTCTCCACCGGCCAGCTGTCGCTCGAGCAGGTGATGCAGATGCTCGGCCACACCAGCGCGCAGACCACCAAGGTCTACGCCTGGCTGATGGAGGACACCGCCACCAATGCCGCTGGGTTGGTGGCCGAGAAGATGCTGGGTTAGTCTTTGCCGCGGGTGTCGATCCAGCCGTGGGTGACGAGGTACGCCTGCTGCGTGCCGCCACCGGGCGTGCCGCTGACCAGGCGCAGCGCCCCGGTGATCGTCGGCAGCCGCATGATCGACGACGGATCGGTCTGCCCCGCGAGCGGGTTGACGATCTGGTAGTTGGTGGTCGGCACGCCGACGGTCTGCGCAGCCACGAGCGGTGAATGAACGGTAAGGAAAGCCCCGACCACCGTCGAGTTCAGCGCCATGTGGAAGACGGCCTCCACGGGCACGCCGTTCGGGACGGTCAGGGTCACCGTCAGGCCCGCGCCCGCGTTCACGGCGCTGGCGTCGAGCACCGGGCTGTCCAGCATGAACGTGTCGCCGATCTGTACGAACTTGTACCACTGCGCCGAGCCGTTGGTTCGCATCGAGCCGACGCGGCGGAACACGGTGTAGCCGGTCGGTAGCGTCGGCGCCGTAGCCGATAGCGAGATCAGCGCGTCGACCACACCGGTGTCCAGGCGCTTGATGACGAAGGCGTGATACCAGGTGTTGGCTGCCAGCGCGCCGGTGTCAAGTGACCCGTTGGCGGTGCCGACGCCCCAAGCCACGCCGCCGTTCTTGGAGAGCGCGCTGGGCAGCGACAGCGCATCAGTCGCGGTGCTGTTGACGGCCGCGCCCGCCGCGATGCCCCAGGTGTTGGTGCCACCCGCTGCCGAGAGCGTCAGGCCGGAGATGTGGCCGCGGAAGGCGGCTGTGACGGCAGCGGCGATGTCACCGGTGGTGTCGGCGAGTAGGGTACGGGGAACGGTTTGCATAGGGTCCTTTAGAGAGGAAGGTCGGTGTCGCCTTCGAACCAGGTGGCGTACACGACGACGGCTTGCGCCGCGCTGTCGGTGTTCGTGGTTCTGAAGAGGAACGTCGAGTTGGCAGCAAGCAGGCGTTCAGAACCCGCGACGCGAACTGAACCGACCATGCTGGGGCCGGCCGTCGTGCTGCCGAGCCCGTAGGTGGGCGCCATGATTTCAGTGCCCACGCTTGAGACCGTCACGCCGCCTTTGAACTGCGCTGTGCCCGTCACCGGGTTGCGCGTGTTCAAGTTGTAATACGGGATGTTGACGCCGCCCGTGTAAACCGGGTTGACGTACCCATGCAACTCGATTTTCGCGCCGGTGAACTGCACTTCCCGCGCTTTGATGATGACGGGCTTGGCGCCGGTGACGATGATGAAATCCTGATTTGCGGCGGCGGCCAGCGCTGCAGTCTGCGCGCTCAGCTCGTACTGCACACCGCTCTTGACGTTGGCTTCCACGTAGTTCTGCGTGGTCATGGCGCGCGTGCCCGAGAACAACCCCGGCGGTTCCATGTTCACCGAGTGCGACGCCCGCCACACGAAGGCTTCGTAGCTGGTGTAGCCCGACACACCGGACACGCTGATCTGCACCTTGTCGGCCGGGCCGTTGAAGCGCCACTCGTCCTGGCCGTACTGGGCCACCGCGACGTAGCGCGTGCCCACCTGGCGCGACACGGTCGGCGTGCCGGTCGGTGTCACCTGGGTCGTGCCGTTGTAGAAGAACACGAGCACCACAGCGCCGTCGTACTCGGGCGACATCAGCTCCGTGGTCGTCTGTCCGTTCGCGATCTTGTAGACGGTGCGCAACATGGGGTTACCTCAGCGCGTTGTAGGAGCGCTCGCAGCCGCCGCCGGCGGATCGAAGTTTGTCAGCGTACTGCGCGAGTTCTCCCGCCTCTTGGTCTGCCCGACCGTACAGCTCGGCAAGCAGATCGAGGGCACGGACACCAGGCTGGGCCTTGCCTCCGTTGGCAGGGCAGGCACGCGCGGCTCGGGACTTGAAGGCGGCAAGGTCGCGTTGCAGCCCGTCACGAGCACCATCAGCCCGAGCCAGATCCGCCTGTAGAGCGGCGTTCTCGATGCGTGCGCGCTCGGCTTCGGCATCGACAGCCTGCTGACGCCGGGCGTCCTCTTGCCGAGCCATCTCGGCCTGCTTGCGCTGTGCATCTGCCATCTCCAGTCGGTAAGAATTGAACTCGCTGCGAGCGTTCGACAGGCGCACCTGCTGCACACCCAGCATGGCCACCAACATCGCGATGACGACGGCCCACCAGTATCGCAGAAGCAGGGTGACAATCACCACTCGCCTCCAGCTTTGCCGCCGTTGACACGGGGGAGTTCGCTGTTGCTCAACGCACGGAAGTCGCTGGTCCGCCGCACGGGGTGCTGGGGGTCAGTGCCACCGAACTTGCAGCGCACGAAGGTGGCCGCTTCTCTGCGCCAGATCGTGGCGATGACGGCCAGCATGATGACCAGCATGTCGGCGGGCCAGGAGGTTTCAGGGAGCCACTTCGCCCAGGGCGAGGCGCCGACGGCCCCCACCGTGGCGCACAGCCCCCACAGCGCGACAGTCTCAAGTGGCTTGCGCTTGACCACCAGCTTCTCGCTGGCATAGAGCGCGTAGCCCAGTAGAGTGAACGACGCTACCAACGTGAGCACATCAAGCATCTTTCGCCTCCTCGACAATCGAGATCTTCTCGCCGCGGACGTAGCCCGCGATGCGGTTCAAGAGACCCTGTGCGAAGCCAGCGATCAGCGCCGCCATGGCTGCGCGTACCGACTCTGCAGCCACCTTCGGGGCCCAGCTGGCGAACTGGTCGACAAACCAGGGCGCCGCCAGGGGCGCAAGAACCGACGCAAGCACCATGCCGCCAATGGTAATGGCTGCGATTTGCCTGAACGGGCGAGGTGTAGCGGAATGCAACAGGGACTGCACAGCGATGCAACCCAGCAGGCCCGCGATCATGTCCGTGGGGTTGATGCCCATGGCCGCCATGCAGGCTGCCGTCAGCCCTCCACTGGCGAGCGTGCAGGTGGCTGCCGCCATGGTTGTTGGTTCACTCATTACTTCTCCCCCTTGTAGGCAATCCATGCCGCAAATACTGCCAGCGCCAGGAGGCACGCCGAGTACCAGAATTGACCACACAACCCGTTGAACAACTCGACGGCAGGCGGCGGTGCGCTGCCTATCGGGTAAGCCAGGCGGCACACACCGCGCTGAGTTTCTTCAAACGCAAGCCACATCGGGACAGGCAGCGCGCTGAGAAGTCCAGTCCGCCCCCAAGCAAGTACCCCAACAAGACCAGCGAGAGCGCCAGCCCCAAGCCCATGGGTGATGTACTCCCAGGCTTTGACGGCTCGGAGCTGTTCGGCGGGTGCATAGAACACCATCGCGATCACGTCAGGCGCTACCAGCACGAATGCCGCCAGCAGCAGGACGATGATGTTCAGCCGCATCACTCTTCAGCATGGCCGCCACCGCCGCCTAGTGGTTTGGGGCCAGGCGCCGGCAGCGGGCGGATCTTGTCAGCGAGCCGCTGCAGGGCGTTGGCGATCAAAGTACGGATGGGTTTCATGTTGCTCCTTGGTTCACAGGTCCATCGCCCAGGCAATGCCGGCGAGCGACATCCAAGTGCTGGCATTAGCGACACCGCCTGCGGCCTCGTTGATCACTACGATACCTGCAGGGCCGACTGTGATTGGAACCGGGCCGTAGCCAGCTCCGCCGCTTCCCACACCAATGACGCGTAGGTTCTGCGGGGGTCGGGCGAACTGCGGAAGGTTGATGACGTTGTTGACTGGGGGGACACCCGCGCCCGGGGACAGCAACCCACGCAAGCGCACACCGTAATTGTTTAGCTCAACACCCCAAGTCTGCTCTCCTGGGAACTGCGCCCACGTACCTGCCAGGGTCGGAACTTGCCCGCCTCCGGCTGATGTGTAGTCGATGGAGGTTGACCCTAGCATAAAGCGCTGACCGCATCGCGGCTTTGCTGTGCTAGTAATCTGCCACACAGCAGCGCAGTTTTCAGCCATCAGTGTGTGGATGACTGGATTAGCTACGGCGCTCGCAGCGACCGCGGCAGTAGCGCAATTGACAACCCGCAATTGATCGATAGAGACGTCTGCCGCTGTTTGCCACACAAAGACTGCGCCGAGCGGGGCATTTCTAGCAACAACCAGACCAATTTGGCAACGTTGGTAAGAGGCCAAGGCAAAGCCGGTCTCAATACTGACCCCACTGATGGAGTTAGTCTCAGTTGTCACGCTATCGATCTGCACGTTATCGATGATGTAGTTACCATCGATCTGCCACTTCATCCCGTAGGAATGCCCACGCTCATTGATGTGCCCAACCTTAGTGTTCCCAATGTTTCCAGCGAAGGCATGGATAAGCACGCCGATACTCGACGCAGATGCTGAAGTAAGGTAAGGCGCCCAACCATCCGGCCCATCCTGAAAGACGTTCACACTACCGATCGAGACATCAGTCGATGCATCCGATCCGTGGGAATCTGTCTTGATGATGAACCCTTCGGTGTCGTTCAAGTAGCCATTGATGCTGGCACCAGCCCCTTTGACTTGCCTGCACTTCAGCACAACCCCGTGCGTGCCGTAGCAGCCCGTGATGTCGCCAGTCAGCGTAACGTCTGTGTAGCCCTCACCAGCCAGCATGGAGTGCGTAAGCCCTGACGGCGTCTTGCACAGCCCAATCACGTTGTGCAGGCGCAGGCCCTTCTTGAGCGTGCCTGCTGTTTTCAGTGCGTCATTTCCGTAGCTACAGATCATCGCATCATTCGGTACGCCTGCCCCGAGGTAGGCGGCGCCGGTGTCTATCCCAAGATTTTCAATCGTCACGTTGTTCGCGTAGACGTAGAAGGTGCCGTTGATGATGGTTCCGCCAGTCAGCGAACGGCAGTCGTTGGCGAGCTGCGGCATCTGCTCGCCCCGAAACACAAGGTTGTCGCGGTCCATGAAGACGCCGTTATACGCAAACCCACAACTCGGGTAGGTGCGGTTCCGCAGCGCCACCACCCCACCCCTTGGCTGCGGCAACGCCTGTGCTGCGCGGTACGGACTGGCCGCAGTGCCGAACCATTCCGGTCGTACCGGAAGTCCGTTGTCGATCGTGACCTGGCTGGTCAGCGAGAACATCGAGTTCACCGTATCGACTAGGGGGGCCGTCACAGTGATTGGGGACGCGACGTGACACGGGCCTGGGATAAGCAGCAGCGATCCGACCGCCACGGCGCGTGCGTTGGCACTGAACAGCGCGGCGGTGTCGTCCGTCACACCATCAAGCCTGGCGTTGTACGGCGCGTTCTTGATGTTGATGGCGGTCTGTAACGCCAGGCCGACCGACCCTGGGCCGTACAGCGTTGTGTGCGAGAACGCAGACGCGCCGCTGTCCGAGAACCCCTGCGGCAGGCCCTGCATGTAACGCGCGAGGACGTTGTTCGTGCCGACAGGAGGCGCGACCGTGAATGTCAGCGTGGTGCCGCCAGCCCAGGTGTAGTCGATGCCGGGGCGCTGTGTGACGCCGCTGATCGCGACGTCAAGGTTGGCCTGCACGCCGGGATTGGCGGTCAACGCGAACGCGGTCTGCACGCCGTTGCCGCTGAACAGATCGGCGTTTGCCGTCCCGTAGGCAACGATGGTAGCCAGTGTGCCGGCGTCAACGTTCTGCAGCGCGTCAGCAGCCTGGTTCCAGCCGATCAGTTTGTTGGACTCGGGAGGCGGCAGGACCGGCGACACTGTGCTGGGATCGGTGTTAGGTGGTAGCGTCAGCGCACGCGACTGCACCTCGGCCAACTGCTGCGTCTCCATCGTCAGCTTGTCCAGCGCCACCTCGTGGCTGGCCGCCGGGAACGGGTCGTTGGGAACGTAGTGCTTGAGCTGTGTGTAGGGAACGCTGCGCAGGATCGAGATGCGCTGCGTGCTGGTCGGCGCCAACGTGGTGGTGATCGAACCGCCCGCCGGGTTGGCCACACCGGCCACCGTGTAATCCGTGCCCAGCGCCAACGTGACCACCGTAACGGGCAACACGCCTTCGTCGGTCAGGATCACCGTCAGGTCAGTGTTCAACAGGAAGTAGAACGGGATGGGGAACAGCGTAGTTGCGCCGTTGCCGTCGTAGTCCGCGCGAGCTGTCGTTGATTGAACGGTCATGGCATTTCCTGCGTAGGAGTGCGGGCCTTGTCCGTTCGGGGGCCGGGGGTGGTTGGCATTATCGCAAGCCGTTGGGGGTTGCTCAACATCATTGGGTGAGCTTCTTGCTGATGTCGGTGGTGATGCGCTGGATCTCGGTCTGCCTCTGCTCCGAACTCAGCGCTTTGTACTTGCCAAACTCGTTCGCTTTCTCGAACACCATCTTGAAGGCTTTCTGCTTGGCGAAGTCGGGCATGTACTGCCAGCCTGGCGAGTTGACCATCGGCGTCATGATGTCGTGCGCCATGTGGCCAGCCTCGCTGCCGAACACGTCGCGCTGCTCCTGCGTGAGCTGCACCTTGCCAAGCTTGGTGCCGCCGGAGGGGAGTTCGATCGTCTTCGGCGCTTCCGGTGATCCGACCCCCAGGCGCGCGGCTTCCTTGCGCACCGGGTCGTCGCTCTCGGTCGACACCTTGACTGCGGCGATGGTGTTGGGGTTCGGCACCGGCTCGCCGAAGATGTCACGGGTAGGGGTCAACCCTTCCCTCAAACCGGGGATGCGGCCTTTGATCGCTTCGGTGACGCTGCCGATCTCGCGCTGGTAGGGGTCCATCAGCTGCGCCGTCTGCGACACCACGGCCGGTATCGGGCTGGCTGCCAGGCTGCGGACCCAGGCCGGGCCGTAGCGCTGCGGATCGTTGATGACGTTGTTGAGCTGGGTGACGCCTTGCAGGAAAGTGGCGTTGGTCACCGCGTTGGCGAACATCGCGGCCACCATCTTGGCGATCTTGCCGTTCTCTTCTGGTGTGGCGTGCTGGTAGATGTCGGCAGCGTCCGCGGCCGCGCCGATCACCAGGCCAAGCGGCGCCATGCGCTGGTAGCTGTACCAGGTGTCGCCGACCTTGATCGAGTAGGGCTGCCAGCCTGAGGCCATCATGGCGCGGCGTTTGTTGGGGTCCGGGTCACCGTTGCCCGAGATGTTGCCGGACACCGCCCATGCCGTGGTGAGCGCGGCGATGCCGGTGCCCACCGCCAGCTCAGCCCAGGCCCGTTGCGCTTCAGGCCCGCCCTTGGCGAGCGCTGCGCGCCACTCGCCGACCAGTGGCGCCAGCGGGCTGATGCGCGCGGCTTCCTTGAACACGTTGAGCGGCGTGGTCTTGAACGGCACGATCAGCTCGGAGCCTGGGGTCTCGTTGAGGGCCTTGAACCACCACATCGCCTTGGCGCCAGGCTTGGCCTGGAAGGTGGCCCGGGTGGCGAAGTCCTCGACCAGCTTGGTCTGCTCGGGCGTCAGGTTCTGCGCGATCTCGGCCATGCGCTCGCGGAACTCGCGGGTCGCCGGGTTGTAACCCTCACGCGCTGCCTCGCGGGCGCCGATGGCGTTGGCCTCGCCGCGCTCGGCCATGCTGCGGAAGATCGCGTCCATCGCACTCAGCGCGCGGAACGGGGTGCGGATCACGTAGCCGGCCGTGCCCGGGATCGCCTGCTTGAACTGGTCCGCCTTGCCCGCCGGCGCGTCTTCCATGAACGCGACGCGCGCCATGCGCAGACCATCCGACACGCCCTGCAGGTTGCCGACCACGCGGGCCAGCGGCTCGACCATGCGGACGCGGTCCGGTGCCCGTGTCACCAGGCCGATGCTGGCCGCCACCGTGTCGACCACGGGCCGCACCGCCATGAAGGTGGTGTTGCCGGCGACGTTGGCCACCTGCGTGATCGGGCCCGACACCAGGCCCGCCTTCCACGCTTCGATCAACTTCTCCCAGGTGGTCGACTTCTGGGCTTCCTTGGCGAACTTCAGCGCAGCGGCTGGATTGTCCAGCGCGGCCATCATCTCGGCGAGCTGGGCCGGGTCCTTGCCGTAGCGGGAGATCAGCTCCTGGATGTGCTCGGCGCGCTCGGCGGTGAGCTTGGTTTCCTTGAGGATGTTCAACGCGCGGCCGGTCTCGGCGCGGGCCCCCAGGAACTCGGCCTGGATCATCGCGGCGCGCTCGATGCTGGCCAGATACTCGGCGGTTTGCAGCGCAGTGCGCAACTCTTCCGGCGTTTCCAGGAACTTGCGCGCCTTGACCGCCATGTCCTCGGCGGCGCCCTGCAGCATCTGCTTGCGCGCCAGCAGCTCGGCAGCGCCGGCGGCCTGGCCGGGTGCGCGCGGCTCGAACGGCGTGGTTGAACCCAGCAGGTCAGCGATGTGCTGGCCAGCTTCGACCTGAGTCTGCTCCCATGTCACCGTGCCGCGTCGCTGGGTCTGGATCTCAGCTTCATAGACCTTGGACAGCCGGGCCAGTGCAGCCTTGGCGTCCTCCGTCGTGTGCATGAAGTTGTAGTTGATCTCGGTCGGCTTGGCCGGCTCACCGGCTACCTGTGTCACCGGGCCGAATGGTTCGGTGCGAACCTCCTCGGTCTTGACGCCAGGCACGATGTCGTTGGCGCGGTTCTGCAGCGCTTCGGCCTGGTAGGCGCGGGGGACTTCAGAGACCGCTGAACGCTCAGCGATCGCGCTTTTTATCTGCTTGGCGTCAAACGCTACGTAGACCGTCGAGGGGCGCCGTTCGTTCGGGTCGTCGTTGATCGACCTGAAGATAACCCCGTCGCGACCCTCTGCTTTCGCCTTGGCGATGGCGTCTGTAATGGCGCCTTCCGCATACGGCTTGCCTGCGAAGTCGATCTCCAGTGGGTTCTTGAGCGACAGGTATACCGGGACAACGTTGGCGCCCTCGGCCACGCGCGTTTTCTTCTCTGAGGCTAGCGCTGCGTCAAGAGCAGCCTGCGCCTCCGCCGTTTTTACTTCGTCACCCGCAGCCTTGGCTGCGTCCAGTGCTCGCTTGGCTTCGTGGGTCGAACGGCCCATGAAATCTGTGGCGTAGGTGGACGCCACACCTGGGTGGTCAGTGAAGAAAAACCCGCCTTTTGCGCTGTCGGCAGCGGTGGTCGCGCCAAGGTGCTCGCTAGAAAACGTCTTGATGTCCGCTGTCGTACCATGGAAGACGACCTGCGGCTGACCTTCCGGTGTGACAACCTTGCTGCCGGCAAACCAAGGGCTGTGTGCGGCTTCCATCGGCGCCAGGCTCAGCTCACCCGTGGGCTTCGCTGCCTCCTCGGGTGCGGGGCCTTGGGCTGCTTCGGCCACGCGGGTGCGGATCTCTGGGTCCTTGATGTTGCCCAGCACCAGCTCAGAGCTGGCGCCATCGCGGATGCGCGCGGCTTCCGATTCAACGAAAACGTCGACCTTCTCCGGGTAGTTGCGCTTCCAGGTGTCCCACGCAGCCTGCTCGGTTTTGCCGGATGGCAGGATGCGCCCGTCATGCTTCTCGTAGAAGGCGGCGTACAGCGCGCGGCCCACGCCTTGACCGCGGGCGTCTTCGTTCACCAGCACCATGTCGACGTTGGCGCTCTCGTCGATCATTGCGGCTTGGCCGCGCTTCAGGTTGTCGTTGAGGTAGCCGACCCGCTGGCCTTCGGCGTTGGTCACCTCGAAGCCGCTGGGCGTCTCCTTGAGCGCCAGCCCTTCTGGCAGCGCGGTGGTGGCTGCAGCCAACTCTGCCTTGGCGTCGCGCGCAGTGGGCGTCTTTGCTTCGGCTCCACCTTCTACTGCGGCACCGGCCTCGCGCGCTTCCTTGGCAGTCTTGAATACGGCGGGCTCTGCTAAAGCGTCAGCGCCCTCGACGCTCTTAGCGCCGGTGTAGTCGATAACTTCACGGTGCTCGCCCCAGAACATCGTGCCGTCTTCTTTGCGGAGCAGCCGCTGCTTTGTCCCGTCAGGCATAACGCGCTGCGCGCCGACTTCACCGGGCGTACCGAGCACGGCGAAAATCTGTGGCTCCACAGCAGGAGGCGCGCTCAGTTCAGCCGCAATCGTCGGATCCTTCTGCGCATCAGCCAGCACCTGCTCGGGCCGCTTGCCGGTCTCGGCGTAGACCTGGCGCAGCCGGCTTGCGGTGGCGTGAGCGCCCTTCAGGCCGCCGACCAGGATGGCGGCGTTCATGAAGTCCTCGGGCTCCGGCAGGCGACCTTCGAGCGCGGCGGGCGCCACGGTCAGCGTGCCGACTTCAGCGCCGACCGTGGCCACGTCCGTGCCGACCCGTGCCGTTCGCGCACCGATCTTGCCCGCCATTACAGCTCCGCCCAACACGGGCGCAACCAGCTTGCCGACACCTGCGCCAGCGCCGGCCGTGGCTGCGCCGATCAGCGCGTCCTTGCCAGTGGCCTTGATGACGATGCCGGCGCGCGTCAGGAAGTCGGCCGAGCTCACGCCATCGCGCTGCTCGTAGTACTGGACCAGGCTCTCGCGGATCGCGGTGGGGATGGCGAAGGCGCCTGCGCCGCCGCCGACGATGCCGCCAACGGCTGCGCCGGGCAAAGCGCCAACGCCAGCAAAGAGCGCGCCGCCCGCGCCGCCAACCGCTGCGCCAGCGGGAGCGCCCGCCGCAGCGCCCGCCATCATCTCGGGCAGTTCGTTGACCATGTGCGAGGCACTGGCGGTCAGCTTCTCATACCAGGTCGAGTGATGGGGGTCGAGCACGATGTCGGGCAGCTTGCCGCGATCGACCAGGCCGGGGATCGAGCCCTGGTATCCGGCCTGCCAGGCTTCGCCGATGCCGCTGGCGACGCGCGGGCCGGCGGCCGGCGCCACGATGGCGTCGTTCTCCCACGGCTGCTTGGCCGCAGGCGCTGCAGCAGGTTCTACGATCGCGTCATCCTGCCAACCCATATCAGCCCTTCACCCGCACGTTACCCTTGGGGTCAGTGTACGAGTCGCCCTTCTTCAGTTTGTCGTAGTCGTTGTGCGTTGGGAGCGCCTTCACCGTCTGCTGTACGGTCTTGCCGGCCTGCTGCGCCATGATGGTGGAAGCGTTGGGCCAGTAGGTCTGCATGCGTTCTGGCGACAGCATGTACTCGCGCGACTTCGGGTCGAGCAGCACGCCGGGGTCCTTGTTCTCTTTGCGCAGCGCGTCCGTTCTGTCGTTCAGGTCACGCGTGAAACGGTAGTAGGCGTCGTTGGCCATCGCCGATCCGCCGGGCAGGCCCGCCTCGAACGACTTGGCGAATGTGCCGTAGGCTTTCTCGCGCGCCATCTGCATCTGCTTCTGGAAGCTGTTGCCGGTGCCGTCCTTCATCTGCTCGACCTCAGTGCGCAGCAGCTTCATCTCAGGCGTGGAGATGCTGCCGTTGCGGTACGCCTCCATGACAGGATCGAAGCTGTAGGTCTTGGTTGGGTCGTCGTCGGCCGCGTGGATCTGCAGCATCAACTGACGCACCGCCACCGGGTTCGATTTCGGCTCCGAGGCCGCGGTGAGCTCGCGCTGACGCGTCAGCTTGTAGTCAGCCATGTGCTGCTTCTCCTGCCAGGACAGCACCGGGTTGGCCGTGATCTCCTGGTCAGTGGGCGTGCCGCCATTGGCCGCCGGGTCGATGATGCGGTTGATGTACTGGGTGGACGCGGCTTCGCGCTGCTTCTTCAGCTGGTAGTCGGCTTCCTCGCGCGCACGGTGGGCCATCGACAGCTGCATGCTTTGGATCTGCACCGACTTCGTGACCAGGTGCTCCTGCTGCTGCCATGTCAGCCCATTCATGAAGGGCAGGGTGGACGAGACCGGCGGTCGCTGTGACGTGTCGGGTGGCGACTGTCCGGTCACTCCCGGCGTGGCTTCGGCCAGCGTCGGGTTGCCCGTCACGCTGCCCGAGTTGGCCAAGATGCTGGCGACGTAGTCGGTGGTCTCGCTCGGCAGGTGGCTGCGCCAGTCGTTGCCCCAGCGCTGCAACGCGCCGTCGAGATTGCCCGAGCCCCAGTTGTAGGCCGCCAACGCCTTGGAGTAGTCACCGCCGTACTTCTTGAGCATGTCGCTCATCATCGCTGCCTGGCCGGCGATTGCGGACTCAGGCTTGGCCACGTCGACGCCGTAGGCCTTAGCCGTGTCGTCGATGAACTGGGTCAGCCCCTTGGCCGTGCCGTACTTGGTCTGCGGCCCCACCGCGTTGGGGTTGCCGTTGCTCTCCTGCTGGATCTGCGCCAGCAGGATGTTGGAATTGAGCCCCTTGCTGGCCGCCGCGGCTTGCACCTGCGGCGCCCACTTCATGGTGCTGGCGCCGATCTTGGCGGTCGCGCCGGGCGCGGAGTTCGCCTTGACCAGGCCTTCGCTTGGTTTGAACTGCTGCAGCATTTCCGGGGCGATCGACTTCAGCAGCGCCGCCGAGCCTTCGGGCGTGCGCACGAAACCGCTGCCGGCGGCGAACTTCACATCCTGCTCCAACTGCTGCTTGAGCTTGTCACGCGCCGGCTGTGGGATCTTGGCGAACATGCCATCGGGATCGTCGATCGCGCGCACACCGTCCGAGATCGCCGCGTTCAGCTGCGTCACGTCCTGGGCCGCGGTAACGCCTGCCGATGCAGCCAGCAGTTCGTACTTGTTCACCGCGTCCTTGGCGGCCAGGTCGCCCTGCACGCCGATGGCGCGCTGCGTGAACTCACTGGTCATGTTGGCGGCCAGCGAGCGATACAGCTGCTTGCCCTTGGCCGTCTGCGCCGACTCGATGCCCTTCTGGAAGTAGTCTTCCATGTCCTTCATCATCGTCGGCGCGTAAGTCTCGTCGCCAGGCTGCGCGGCGTTGGCGCGATCCTGTGCCGTCTTAGTCCACTCGGTGCGCGACTTGGCCATGTTGACGTGGACGTTGGTCACGTCCTGCGTCTGGTTGTACTGCTGCACCGACAGGCCGGCTTCCATCAACGCGCCGCCCAACCCTTGCGTAGCTTGACCGAGTTGCGCGCCAAAAGAGTTCGGCGTCGCCTGCGCCGCGATGCCGCCCTGCGCGGTCACATGGTCGTCGTAGGTTTGGATCTGGGGCATGGGTCAGCTCAGTGAGACGCCGCCGGTGCCGTAGGCTTTCGATGCCCCCGACAGCACTGCGGACGTGGCGTTGATGTAGCCGGCCTGGGTGGCGTTCGACGCGGTGGAACGGTCGAGCCCCGCTTGCGCCTCAAGGCCCATCGCGCGGAGCTTGGCGTTGTACTTGATGGTCAGGTTGTCGAGCGAGGCTGAGCGTGCGCTGTCTGCCAGCACGTCGGTCGGCGAGCCGGTATCGGTCTGCACCCCGGAGGCGCCATAGGCGGCCAACATCGAACCGATCCGGCGCTTGCTGTCGCGCTCCTGCGCCTCAGCCGCAGCCGCGCCTTGCGCGTTGGCGACCTGAGCGTTCTGGTCTGCCAGCTGGGCGTTGTAGTTGGCGGCAGCCGCCTGCGCTTGCGACGAACGAACGGCGCCCAGCGCGGCAACCCCTGCCGACACCGCCATCAGCACGACTGAGGCTACTGCCATTGCTTCACCCTCGCGTAAAGTGCCGAGTCACCGCCATCGACACGGAACGCCTTCATGCGCGGCGCTTCCATCACGAAGCCCAGCTTCTCCAGCCAGCGGTGGCCGGGGCCGAAATCGCAATCGCATTCAGCTTCGATGCGTTTGTAGGGCAGCATGTCAAGGAAGCGCAGGGTGGCGCGATGCACGCCGATGAAGTGTCGGCCAGCGCGGGCGTCGATGAACGACCACAGCAGCGCGCGGTTGGTCCACAGTTCCATCACACCGCCCACCCCGACCGGCAGGCCGTCGGCCATCGCCGTGAAGGCGTACTGGCTTTCCAGCGCCTTGGCGTACTCCGGTGTCAGCAGCGTCGCGCAGTACTCCTGACCGGGCTGCAGTTGCAGCGCCAGCAGGTGCTCTGCCTGGTAGGGAACGAGGATCATCCGCCGTCCTGTGTCTCAAGTTGCGCCGCCACCATCAGCACATTGCTGGGCAGTGGGTCTGTCTGTTCCCAGGTAACCTGACCTTCAAGATCGTAGCTGCCCTCCCAGGCCCAGCGCTTGTCGCCGGTGAACAGGCCCACCGGCTGGTCCATCGCCATGTCCGAACTGCGGAACGGTTCGGGGATGGCCGGCGAGCCGTTGGCGTTACCCGGCAGGATCATGCCGACGGTCTGGAAGAACCGCACGATGATGCGGTGAATGCGCTTGAGTTTACCTTGTGCCGGGCCGTCCGCGCCGCCAGCTTCGATGCGAAGCGTCTTGCCGCGGCTGGTGTACTTCAGGCCGACCTGCACGACGCTGGCCGAACGGTCGAGCGTGATGACGCCGGCACCGGAGACCACGCAGTCAGGGTGCGTGGCGCCATCAGCCAGCACGCCGACCGTTTCGCCCGGCAGCCAGGTCAACCCTGAAACCGTGGTGGTCGGCACGCCGGTGTAGGCCGCCGAGGAGTCAAGGAACACGGCGTTCTGGATGGCGTCCCCATCTTCCCAGTACTTCGAGGCCAGTTCGACGTAACGCTTGGTGACGCCGTTGATGGTTCGGTTGACGCTGACCCACAGGTCGTCGCGCGTGGTATCGGGCGAGGGGATCGCAGCCACGCTCTCAACCAACGCGTTGGTGCCGCCGACCGCGTGCTGGTGCCAACCGGAGATCTCCTGGTCCTTGTCGTAGGCCATGCCGATCAGCGTGCCGTCGTTGCGCGAGAACCACACCTGCTGCTGTGGGGCCAGCGCCACGGCGATCTGCTTCAGCCCCGACTTGGTCAGGTGCTCGGACACCAGCGAGATGTCAGGCGAGCGGAAGGTGTTGATGACGTACTCGTAGGTCATCTCGCGCAGCTTGCGCCCGGTGCGCTGCACGAACATCGTGGACTTGCCAACGCGGATCGGCGCGATGTTGGCCACGCCGTAGCTGGTGGTCTGCTTGGCGTTGATGTTGGTCGGCGTCATCGCCTGCTGCAGGTTCGACGGGGACACCACCCACTCGCCGCCAGCCGTGCCCACCAACAAGCCCCACTCGTCGGACACCATCCAGCGGATGGCGTTGACGGTGTTGGCGTTGAGCGAGAACGCCAGCGCGTTGGAATCGACCACGGTGCCATCAGCGCTGCTCGGCGCCATGTTCTCGTAGTCGGAGGTGTTGGAGCCATCGATCCGGTTGGGGTATGACGGCGAGCCAGCCCACATCAGCCGATCCTGATTGAACACCACGCAGGCAGGGTAGCCCAGCGTCGAACTCCACACGCCCATGCGCCAGAAGGTGGTCGAGCTGGGCACGATCGCCGCGGGCGCGGCCACCGTCACCGTGGGCGGTGTGGCGTAGCCTGCGCCGGTAACCGACATGGTGATCGCGGTGACCACGCCGTTGGTGACGGTTGCGAAAGCCACTGCGCCAGCGCCGCCGCCGCCCGCGATGCCGACCGCTGGCGGGCTGGCGCCATAGCCGCCCCCGCCGTTGGTGATGGTGATCGAGAACACCGAGCCGGCCGATATGTTGGCTGTGGCCAGCGCCGTGGACGGCACCTGCGAGCCGATCGGCGGCGAGATCGTCCAGGTCACGCTGGTCGGGCTGGCGTAGGCGGTGATCGTGCCCCACAGCCACACGCCGCCGGCCTTGATGCGCAGCGATCGGCCGACATCGGTGGGCGCGAAGGTGGCCGCGCTCGCGGTCACTGTCACCGCGCCCGTCGCCCCGGAGGGCGTCAGCGTGGTTGCGGTGGTGTTGACCGGCAGGTAGGGGCCATCAAGGAAGCTGATGTTGGTCAGCGTCCAGTTGGTCGCGCCCAGACGTTGCAGCTTGGCCGGCGGGTGCGCCGGGTGCGCGATGTAGAGCACGTCGGCCGACTGCGCGAAAGAGAGCTGGAATAACTCAGACGCTGTGTAGGTGGTCGCCACCTCGTAGGGCACGCCGAGGTTCAACAGCTGCCCGCCGTTGGTGTAGAAGCGGATGTAGTTCGGGCCGAACTCCAGCACGTAGGCTTGCGTGATCGAGAACTCGAAGCGCTGCAGGCGCACCGCGTTGGCGGAGTTCTTGACCTCGGCCACGTAGCGGAAGCCCGGCCGGCGGGTCAGCCCGCCCTGCAACATCGGCACGTAGTTCAAGCACGTGGCCAGCGCGTTCTTGTACTTGGCCAGCTCCACCCGCCCGTAGGTGAGCGGAGACCACTCGCCGGCGTTGAAGTTGGTTTGTAGCCAGGTTGCGCGGGGCATCAGCGCACCCTCGCCAGCCACCACCCATCGGCCGGCGGATCCGCCGGCAGCGTCTCGAACGCCTGCGCCTTGGCCGCGGCCAGCAACACTTCGCGGTACTCAGCGAGAAGCCCAGACTTCTTGGTGTTGGACTGCGTCAGCGGCTCGCAGATTTTGACCGCCAGGGCGATGCTCAACATGTCGTAGAACGCCGCGTCCCACAGAGTGGCGTCCTCAATGTCCGAGATGTAGCGCAAAAACAACGCTGCGCCGGTGACCGTTGGCTGCGGGCTGGCGCCGAGGAACGGCGACTGCATCGTGTTGGTGAGGATCTTGCGCCCCTCCAGCGACCAGTCGAGTTCGGGGTTGTCTGCCGGGAGAACCACCCGCAGGCAGTCCGCGGGCAGGGTAAATGCGTAGGCGTACTCGAAGATGGGGTCGGTGGTGTCGGGCGCCAGCGTCGCGCGCTTCAGCGCGAAGCGCCACTTGCGCTTGCGCAGTTCAGCCTTGCGGGTCGCGTCGTAGGCCACCGCGCACGCCCGCGCCTCGCGCGAGTTGTCGCTGATGTCCATGATCGTCGCTGCCCCGACCCGCTGCAGCGCGCTGTTGCAGAGATCGGTCTGCGACTGGGCCATGTCAGCCGATACCTACGAGCCAGCAGTTGCCGCCGCTGGCGATCTGCACGCTGCCGGCCGGCAGGTAGATCGGCGATATCGAACCGCCGATCGCGGACACCGGAGTGGCCGGCGTGTCGACCGTGGTCACCGCTACGAAGGTGCCATCGGGTGCGGCCATCTGCAGGTTCCCGCCGGCGGCCTTGCCCACGAGCGCGTAGACGCCGCCCTTGATCTGCACCGGAGTGGCTGCCACCAACGCGTACTGGGCTGAATCTGCGCGGGCCATGGCTTACAGCGGCTGGTAGGGTTGACGAACGATGAAGTTGGTCAACTTCTCGACGGCCAGCAGCAGCTCTTCGCGCGTCGGGATGTTGGTCGTGGAGTTCACGACGATCTCAACGTCCTTGGACGCTGTGACCGCGGCGACTGTCGCCTGGTATTCGTTCTGGCCGTTGTTGATGCTGTAGAAGATCGTAGCCATGCGTGGCTCTCCTTAAAAAAGTCCCCGGAGCCGGAAGGCCCCGGGGGACAACTGCATCAGTTCGGCATGCTCGCGTAGATGTCGACCACCCACGTACCGGCACCAGGCAGCGCTGCCGCAGCGACGGTAGCGATGATGCGCTCGGTGGCCGTGGCCGCCACCTGGCCGGCGCCGGCGGTAGCCGTGCCGAACAGGGTGGGCGTGTCCACCGCAGTGAAGATCGCAGCCGCCTTGTACTTGGCCGGCGTGGTCGCGGTACCGATCGCCACGGTCGCAGTGGCGCCGAGCGTAGCGCTCGCCGTCATCACGCCATAGGCGAAGGTGTAGCCTGCGGGCAGATCGCACAACACGATGGTGTCGGCGGCTGCCTGCGCGGCCAGCGTGACCGTGGCACGGAAGCGCTTGATGCGCGCCCCGTAAGCGGCCGTTGCGGAAGGCTTGACAGACGGAACGCTGTCGATGCCGGCGAGTTCAGTGGAGAAGGTTTGTGCCATGTTGGTTGCTCCTTACACGCACTGGATGTAGCCGCAGCGCTTCTCTTCGAGACGCGTGCCGCCAAAGGTGCCGGTCACATAGACCTGCGTGGAATTGCGCTTGTCAGGGCGCTTGTCGACCGAAGCCTGGATGTCGTTCCAGATGCCGAGCGCCACACCCGACTTCGCCCAGAACGGCACGAAGTATTGGCCGCCGGTGGAGAGCGAACCAGCGTAAGACGCGCCGCCAGGGATGCGCTCCGAGGGGATGAAGTTGAAGCCCATGAAGGCCGTGATCTTGCCGTCAACCAGCACCGGGCGGGTGTTGTAGTCGAGCGAGATCGCTTGCGCTTCATTCAGCAGGTTGTCGTGCTGCTCAGCGGTGATTGCCATGAACAGCTGGTCGTTGTCGATGTCGACTTCGGCCGCCATCAGCTTCTTCTTCGCAGCGCGCAGCTTGGCGATGTTCAGGCCGGTGTTGGCAGAAGCGCCGACGTTGGCGAGAACCACCTGGCTGGCCGAGTTGTAGGCGCCCAGCGTGCCGGTAGCGGACGAGCCGTTTTCACCGGTGTTGTTGGAGCCGAAGAAGCCGTTGATGATCTCGTCGTCCATCGCGCGGCCCATGGCTATGACGCCGGCTTGCGTGTACGGCCCGGTGGGGTCGATCAGCAAACGCAGCGTGTCCTGGTTGTCGATCAAGTCAGCCCAGTCGTAGTCGGACGGGTAGACCCAGCGACGATCCTGCGGGGTGGAGATCAGGGGGGTGTCGGTGTGGCGGCCCTGGTTTTTCACCGGGGAAACCTGGCCGAACTGTTCGACCACCGAAGCGGCCTTGCCGACGAACGACTGAACGTTGACGGCGTTGCGAAGACGCGAACCCTGCTGCTGCAGGAGCATCGCGATGTTGGTGCTGTACTGCTGTACGAAAGCAGTCGTAATCTGATTGGACATGTGTCCTCCGAGTCAAGTTGAACCGAAAGTGATGACCTTGGGCGTCATCTGCTCCCGGCTTGTCCTCAACTTGGAGGGGCCGCTGTGTACTGCGGGTCCGGCTACAGGGTCAAGCGAAGGGATCGCTCGACTTGTCCGCTGCCTTGGCTTTGCCCTTGCCAACCGACTTTTGGTCGGAGACTTGGGCGATCGCGATGCGATTGTAGAACCACGCTTGCAATTCCGCAACACGGATCAGATCGTGCGTCAGTTCGCGCCGGGCCTGCTCCATCGCCAGCTTCAGGCACTCCAGCTGCATTTCCTCCGGGCTCACTCCTTCTGCTCCGGGAAAGCGAACTGGTGCAGACGAGTCCACTTCGCCGTGGCTTCAGCGTCCTTGCTCAAGAGCTTGGACACGAAGGCCTTGTCATCGCGCAGCGACTGGATCTCAGCCTTGGCCTGGCCCGGGGTCAGGGCATTCCCGAACTTCTCCAGCTTGTCGCCGGTGACGAAGTCCGACTCGCCCATGCGGGAGCCGATCTTCTGGAACAGCTCCATCGTGGCCTTGTGGCCCATGGCGTTCGACAGCTTTTCGATCTGGTCACCGGAGACGCCGAGCCCGCGCACCGCGGCTTGCGCCTGGGTCACGTTCTGCTGGTACGCCTGGCCCCAGTCATTCTTCAGCGCGGTATCGTCAGCCTGGAAGTTCTGCTGCACCTGCAGCTGCTGCGCCTGCGTCAGCCCGCCCATGTGCGCATTCCACTTCTGGGTCAGCGCCTCGCCCTGCTTCTGGGTCAGGCCCAGCTCATGAAACCAACCGCTGGCCTGCTTGGCAAACGCGGGATCGCCGCCCTGTGGCACTTCCAGCTTGTAGCCATCGGCTGCGGCAGGTCGGCCGAGCCGGTCGTAGAACTTGCCCATCTCTTCCGGAGACGCGTCGGCCTTCGGCAGCAGCACGGTGTTGCCGGCCTTGTCAGCGCCGAACAGCTTCTCCAGATTGCGGTACCCGTCGAGCACTTGCCCGGGTTCAGTCCAGCCTTTGTTCTGGACGTAGCCCACCGTGGTCTCGTCGGCGGTGGGGAGCCAGGTAAGCGCAGCTGGCGGCGCGGGCGGTGCTGTAGACGTGGGTGGGGTTGTGACAGCGGCCGTGGTTGATGCGGCCGCTGGGGCTGCACCTTGTCCACCATCGGTGGGGGTGAGGGTTTCACTCATTGGGGTTTGTCCTTACGGGTTGGGAAGCTTGACCGTACAGCCGCCACAGTTCTTCGTCGGTCAATCGAAGGTGGCTGGAAATCCGAAGGAACACTTCACGCCTGCCTTCCGCCACCGCATGCGCGCGGGCGTCAGTGGCGAATGTGGTCTCGTGGGCGCGGCAGAACTTGGCGAGATCCCGCAGCACTTCCTCGCCCATCGGGTTGAAGAATGTCTTGACGTAGGCGGTGCGCCGCCGCGCGAGATACTGCTTTGCGTGCTCGATCAAGCTCATGCGGTCAGCATCCGGTAGGCGGCCCAGGCCGCGCTCTCGGTGGGGTAGCCGTAGATGGCAGCGACTTCACCTTCCTCGTTGTGTTCCTCGACCACCCACGCGAACCCGTTCCATGTTGGCTCGACGTAGGCGCGGAGATTGGGCATGTGTTCGTTCATGCCGGTTGCCCCTGGCTGGCGCTGGTGCCTTCAGGCGCGCTGGCCTTGAGCATTGCGGCCATCCCCGGCAGAGCCTGGGTGACCTGCGCCGTAGCCTGTTGTGTCTGACGATCCTCGCGGATCGCATCGACGTCTTCCTGGCCGCGGATCCAACGCAACGGCATGCCGTTGATGTCAGCAAGCTCAGGCATCATCGCGTCGGTGTCGAACCAGTCGAGCACGGACGGGTCCTGGGTTTGGGCCGCGATCTCGGACGCCCACTGGAAGGTGCGCATGCCGCCAGCCGCTTCCTCCGAACGCATCGCGCGGTTCAGCGGCGCGTCGTACTCGACCTGGTATTCCCCACCAGCTTCCATCAGCGCACGCGGCGGTTTGGGCAGCAGCCCCTGGTACATCAGCAGGTCGAACTCGCGCTCGATGGTGGGGCCGATGCCCTCCGACTGGTACCGGCCCATGGTGGGAGACAGGAGGGCGCCCTTCTCGCGCGCACGCTCAAGCACTTCGGTCGCCGTCATCTGCGGCGTGTCGATCAGGATCTGGAACAGGGTGACCAGGAACGAGTCGTTGATCGCCAACCGCTCGTCGTCCATCAGCTCCTTGCCGATGGCGATGTTGCCGGTCTCAAGCGTCTGCACCAGCCGCTGGCCCTGGGAGTTGACGCCGCCGTAGTTGACCGCGCCCGGCTTGAGGGAAAACCCTTCCAGGATGCCGTCGTCGTGCGCCAGCAACACTGGGTCCACCACACGGTGACCCTGCTTGAGGATGGTCTTCTTTTCCTCGTTAAGCACCCGGATGCCGGGCAGCACATTCATGGCCGGGCCGCGGCCCCACAGTTCGCCGGGCGCCGTGAGGTAACGCGCCACGCTGTAGGGGAAGCAGCGGTAGCCACCCGAGTGCGCCAGCGTCTGGGTCTCTTTCAGCACGTAGTAGCTGAGGAAGCGCTTGCCCTTCTGGTCCATCCGCCGCGGGTCGAACTCGGTGTTGGGCTTGACGCAGTGGATGACGACGATCTCGGTCTCGGGCTTTTCCTTCAGCTGACCGCGGTACTTGTCGCCAAGGACCTGCTCGCCCCACTTCTGGGCGACTTGCCTCAGTGTCATCTTGAACCGACGGTAGACCTTGTCGACCTGGCCCTGGAAGTTGGTGGCGAAGAACAGCTCACCGAGGTGGATGTTGCGGTAGCGCAAACCCTTGGTCTGAGGACGGGTCGGGTCCTTGTACTCGTCGGTGAACAGGCAGCCGGTGCCGAAAGCGCCGATGCTCACATAGGCGTCGTGCTGCTGCGCCTGGTACCCCGAATGCGCGGCGTAGCGGTAGCGGAACATCAGGTCGTTGACCTGCTCGAACCACAAGGCCGTTTCCCTGTCCTTCATCAGCGCCTTGTCGGTCGGACGCAGCTTGTGCCACTTGCCGTTCGCTGGCGTCAGCATGCTCTCCATCGCCGCCGCGAACTTCCACAGCGCGAGGTTGGCCGTCACGTCGTACTGATGCTGACTGCGTTCCTGCCCCGGCGTGACCATGCCCTGGGTGTTGAAGCTGGTCGAGTAGTAGGGCAACACCACGCGGGAGACTTCCTCCCAGTGTTGCTCCCAGATGCCACGCGCGCCTTCGAGCTGGCCGAACTCGCGCAGCACCTCGCTGACGATCGCGGCCTCGCGGTCACCCTGCTTGCGCTGGGCCGTATCAAGCTGGACAACGTTGGAGGTAGTCATGGGTCAGCCCAGTCGCCCGAACAGGGTCTTGCGGGTTGGGTTCTCTGCATCGAAGCTGGCGGCAGTGCGCCGGTTCACCGCGTCCATGTCGTTGTCACCCTGCTGCAGGGCCGAAATGCGCGCGTTGTTCATGGTGGCATCCCGAGCTGCCGCCGAGTCGTTGCCGTACATGCCGGTCGCGTCACCTGCGCCATCCCACAACGGAGCCGGCGCGTCCGAGCCGTAAACGCCGATCGCATTGCCCCCAGCGTCGAGCTTGGAGTTGATCTTGTAACCGATCGGGTCAACCTTCTTGACGACCCCGGACACCTTGTTGGCGATGCTCTGCGCCCCGCGGAATACACCTGACATGTCAGCTCCCCAACAGTTGTTTCTTGGTCGTGTCGCCCACGCCCAACAGACCCTGGCTGCTGGTCAGCACGGTGGACGACCCGCCGCCCATCCGTTGGCGGGAAGACGCATCTTCAACCTGCTGCCCGCTCGCGGTCGGGGGAGGTGGTGAATTGGCCGCGGCAGCACCCTTTGCCTGGTTCTCTACCTTCCGGGTCAGAGCGCCCATCACGCCCCCAACAGTTTCTTCTTGGTGGTCTCGCCGGTATCGGCCAGGCCCTGACCGCCGGTAAGCAACGTGGCCGAGCGGCCGCGCTGCAGGCTCTCCTGCAGCTGCTGGGCCGCCACGTCCGTGTTGGAGTTCTGTATCGTCGGCGGGGGAGGCGCCACCGGGGGAGGCGTCGGTGTCTTGGGTTTTGAAAATAGAGCGGACACCGTCACCTCCAGCATGTGGGTTTCACACCGTGGGGACGATACCACATCACCGCTTGGGCGCCAACGCCGCGGCAGCGCGGACGATGGCGCGGCGGGTGGCGGCATATGGGTTGTCCGTCGCCCCCATCTGCACCGCCAGCTCATGCGTGAACGCGGCGTGCTCATCCAGAAGCCGCAGCTTCACCGCCAGCCGCAGCGCGTCGCCGTCGTTGGTGAGGGGGTTCCACACCCGAATGCTGCCGGGCCCTTCATGACCATGGGTCAGCGCAACGTCGTCTTCGATCCAGTAGTACACCCCCGCCGCCTTCGCGGCCGCTTCGAGAAGTTCACGATCAGTCATCGTTGTGACCCCAACACGTCGTAGTCCAACCCGGTCGCCTGCCTGGTGCGGCTGTGCGATCTGGAAGTCCGGGTGTCGTTGCGTGCCACGGTCTGGGCGAATGTCATGGCCAGCGCATCCGCTTCGTTCGGGGATGCCAGCCCGCGGTCCATCATCTTCTCCTTGGTCTCCAACCCCATCTTGTTGGTGATGGGGTGGTAGGAGTACTCGGGGCCGATCAGGTCGTTGAGCAGGTCGGCTGTTCTGGGGATCGTCCCGATCGTCAGCCACTCCTTCATCCGGGCCCACATCTCCACCCGCTTGTTCTGGTACTTGTCTGGGTCACTCGGTGAGCTACCGGCCTGCACCTCGATCACGCGGTGGCCCCAGGCCTTGAGATTGTCGACCACGCCGCCGCCGACACCGTTGCCATCGACGAACACGGCGTCGACCTTGTACTTAGAGATGGCATCGGCCACCCGGGTGGCGAGCTGCACCGTGTCGAGCCCGCGGTAGACCTGCCATGGGATGCTGGCTGCGTCGCGGCCCTTGCGGAACGCGATGACGGATGAGTCCTTGCCGAAGCGGGCCACGTCCACCCCCATTAGGAGAGGAGCCCCCGGATCGGGGATCGCCTCGCGCTCGCCGGCCTGAAGGACGTGATCCTTGGGGATGAACTGGTTGGTGCCGCTGGAGGGGAACTGGCCGTAGACCTCGATCTTGGCTTCGTCCGAGTCCGCGCCGTGCTTCTTGACGATCGCGTCATAGGCATCCTGGGCCAGGCCCTCTACCGTTCTGGCATCGATCTGGCGGGTGCGCCACTGGTCGCGGGCCTTGTGGAAGCACTCGAAGAAGGCTCCGCTGTTACGTCGGGGGTTGGAGAACGCCAGCCAGTAGCGGTCGATGATCTGCTCGGTGAAGACGCCCTGGGCCACGGTCCAGATCGGGGAGGGTATACCCGATGCTTCGTCGAACAGGTACATCTCGCCGTAGACGTTGTGCGCGCCGGCGAAGGCATCAGGATTTTCCTCGGACCACAGCTGGGCTGCGATGTACCAGTACTTCGGGTCGATCTTCAGATCCCGCTGCACCGCTTCCTTCAACCACCCGGCAGGCTCGATCTTAGTCGCCGAGACATCGAACCAGTGGCTGTTGATGCTGAGTGTGATCCACTTGGCGATCTCGGGGAAGGTTTTGGTCTTGAGCTGGGGCTCGCCGTTGGCTGTGACCCAGGTAGAAGAACCAATCCGCGTGGACATCAGCCAGTGGGCGATCATCGCGAAGAAGGCCGACTTGCCGATGCCGCGGCCGGAAGCGATGGCTTCGCGGTACATGGTGGGGATGATCTTGGTGATCTGATGCTGGGTGCGGGCTTCACGGATGTATTGGGCGATGTCCTTGAGCTGCTTGTCCTGCCAGTTGCGCGGGCCGGTGAGGTGCTCCAACGGCGTGCCGGCCTTGCCCCAGGGGTAGACGAAGCGGACGAAATCCTGGGGGTTGTCGGCCAGGCGGGGATCCCAGAGCTCCAGCATCAGGGCTTGTTCGCCAGCTGTGGAGTAGATGGGTTGGCTAGCTGGCATGGTACTTGTTGCTCTTGAGGATGTTGGCCCGGGCCGGCAGCACCTGTAGGTTCGTGTGAACGTGCAGGCCGCATACACGTTCACCCTTCAACGGGACAATGTGGTCGACGTGGTGGGGCTCACCCCGATCACTCAACGTCCTCGCCCGTTCGTAGAACACACGCATCGCATCGAAGTCCGCCCATGCCGGTGTGGCTTGCTTGATGAACTCCTCACGAGCCAGCTTCTGCAAACGCTTTGCAGCCGCCCACGCTACCGGGTCCCGCTCCTTGGCGCGCAGTCTTTCGAGACGCCTAGCCTCAGTCAGGCGTTCCGGCGCGGTCTGCCTTAGCTTGGCCCTGCCACGTGTCTTCACCGTCCGCCGCAGCGAACGAACGTGCTCGGGATCTCGTTGAAACTGGCCTGCTCGGTGACGCGCTTTGTTCGCCTTCACCTTCTCGGGGTTGGCCGCCTTCCAGAACGCTAACTGGATGCGCTTGCAGAACTTGCAGTTGGATCGGTAGCCGTCCCCGCAGCCGTCTGCGCGAGGGCTGAACTCAGACAGCGGTAGGTGGCAAGCGCAGTCAGAACACTTTTTCGTCCGCAGCATGTTTCACGTGAAAGGTTTGATTGCGGGAATCGTAACAGCTTTCGTTTTAAGCAACCGAAAAATTTCAGCAAAACCGCTCGGCGGTTGCCAAACGGGTCCCCCGCAGTCGCGCTCGCGGCCCATTCGCCGACCCCACCCGGCATGGGGGCACCCCCTCGTGACGTGGGACCCCTTTCACTTCAATCGAAGATCGAAGGCTCATCGCTCACCGGTGCTGCCTCAACCTTCACGGGCTCAGGCGCTGCGAATATGTCAGGCTCAATCGGAGTCATTGATTGACTATCTTGTGCTCCAAGCAGCGCAACGCTAGGCAAATCAAGCGTTTGCACGTCAGTCACGTCCAGCTGGTCGCGCATTGGACGCAGCATGCGCTGCTTTGCTTCCAACAGCGTGCCGCTGATGTCCAGCGTCTGCGTCACGTTGAGGTCGATGCGATCGCCATACTTCTTGCTGTTGCGCCTGCTCGCTGCCCAGCGATTGTTTTCAGCGATCACACGAGCGCGCATCACGTCTGGCTCGTTGCGCGCAGCGTCGATTGCCTCGTCAACCAAGAAGTCAGCGCTGATTTCTTGAGCACGCGCGACACGAGCAGCCAATTCTCGCTGTCCTGCAAGCACTGCGCTGAACATTGCACGGCCAATTCCGGCCTTTCCTAGTGCATGTTTCAGCAAATCGCCCTCTTCGATGCACGAAATTGCGTGCTCAGCTTGAGCGATAACCTCGGGGTCTGTGGCGACCACGCGATTGACTGCGTTGTATTTAGGTCTGGGCTCAAGCACTGCTGACATGCGTCGCAGTTTAGCAACACGACACGCTGTTACAAAATACTTTCACAACAGTGTTGCGATTATCGTAACGCTTTGCTATAGTCACATCATCGCAACACGAAACGGAGAACGAAATGTCTGACAACGCAGCAGTACTCGAAGGCTTCACCATGCGCACACCGCGAACCCTCACAAGCCGCGCGGACTACGCTGACCCTTTCTCAGCCCCTTCGGTCAACCACTTCCACAAGCACGACAAGATCGTCCTGGCTGCCTCACTGCTGGCATCGATCGCGGGCACGGTGATCGTCCTCCTTTGGGGTTGAACGTGACCCAGCCCAGCCTTCGAGCCCGCCTTGACACCTTCTTCGAGTCGAACCCGACCGAAATGCTGGCAGCCAAGGACGTGGCCCTCAAGTTCAACGTCTCACTTCGCTACGCACGCAACGCCTTGAGCATCCTCAAGAACGAGGGCGCGCTGGAACGCGTCACGTGCTGGCGGGTCAACCGGAGCTGTGACCATGCACCAAACCCCTGAATTCACCCCGCCCACTGCAGACGAGATCACCCCAGTCTGCTTAGGCGTCACCTGCCACCTGCACGGCACCTGCCTGCGCTATCACGCAGTCGACTTCGCTCCAGCCAATCGGATCCGCATCTACTTCTGCGGGCCGACGCGGGACCTGTACCTGCCAACCAAGGCAGCGATCGTCTAACACTCCCGCGGCTCATAAATTGAAAAGCTCCCAATCGGGAGCTTTCTGCTTTGGATCGCCAACAGGCCGGGGGGCTGTCTCAAATATCGCTTCCTTCTAAGGCGCTTGTGAGTCTGTGCAACCCGCATGGATGCTGGCTTTGCACAGAATTCTTGTTTGTCTCTATTACTTTCTTATAAATTAAATCAAGCTGTATGCAGAGGGCGCCAGCCAGCGCCCGTAACACGCTGCGCGTCTCCCCGGAAGCGAGACAACTTTTTACATGAGTTCAACTAAAACACAGGTCACAGCCTGCGCCGATGCGGCTTTCCCAGCACTGTGTTGAATTCGCAATTTATCGTCGCTTGTACTACAATGCCCAGCAAGCCGTTGCAGCGTAAGGGTTTGCGCTGTCACAGGTCACTTTTCAAACCAAGACAAGGAGCCCCCGTGGCCTACCACATCAACCACAAGCGTTACATCATCGACCGTCTGTGTGAATTGGGTTTGGCGACAGCTGTCGAGTTGGCCAAGGCTGTTCCAAGAAAGCGCAGGACGCAATCCAGTGTGCAGACCATGCAGGGCGCGCTGGCCATCCTGTGCCGAGAAGGTCGGGTCAAGCGCTTGTCACGTGGCGTCTACGCGCTGGCGGTGGCGCGCCTTGCGCTGGCCGACGGCGTCACGCACAACGATCCGATTGGCCGCGCGATCGTCGACCTGTTAGCGCCCCAGGTGCACTTCGGCGTTCACGCCGACGACGTTTACGCCGCGGTCTTGCCACTCAGTCACGCCTGGAGCCGCGACGGCGTAATGAAGTCTCTGAGGCGACTGCAGCGGTATGACGTGGTCTTCAAAACTCGCATGCACTGGTCAATCCGCCCGTCTGCGTTGGTCGTCAGCCTGCCCGACTGGTACGCGACCGAGCCTACAAACCCCACCCCCGAAATCGACATCTTCAGCTGAACCAAAGGAAACAACATGACCCCAGCCCGCACATCCTTCATCCTTGCCCACATCGAAACCTACCGTTGGACCCGCATTCGCATGGTCGAGTACGTGTTGTGGCGACAAAGCCCGATACGTCGCTGCGACCTCGCACCTGCGATCGACAAGGAATTCCACATCGAGATGACCGAGGCCAACCTGGGCGCGCTGTTGGACGACCTGAAGACCGATGGGCGGGCCCGCTCAATCAAATACGGCGTCTACGCTCACACCTCACCCCAGGTCACTGAGTCAAACGCCGCCCCTGGGCTCACTGCTTCAGCCACACCACTGGAGCAGCCGACTCCAGCCTGACGTGCAGGGGCTCGCCACCTCTCAATGACGAAAGCACGTGGTAGCCCGCCTCGTACCCTCGGGCTACCAGTTTGAGGCGTTGGGCGTCCTCACCCACCACTTTGACCACGCACAGGCGCCCCACAGCTTCCAAGCTGACACCTTCGGTGGGGAAATAGAACACCAGCCAGCCCTCCATCATCCCGGCGGCTTGCACCCGCAGGGCTTGGCAGCCCTTCCCACAGTCCGGTGGCGCAACGGATGTCTGCGGTCCCTTGGCACGGCCGAACCGCACCTCCATGCGGTCGTCCACATACCCAACCACCGGCACCGACTTCTCCACGTTCACCGGCACCGCAATGCCCGCATGGCGGAGCACCTCGTCCACTGTCACGCCCAGCAGCCTGGCCACATCGCCTGCCTCCTGTGCGCTCATCTTCCTCTTGCCCGAGAGCATCAATGACACCGCGGATGCATCCATATCCATCAGCCCCGCCAACTTACGCTGGCTGATGTTGCGGGAGGCCAGGCGATCCACAAACCACACCCGGTTGACCCCACCATCACGGTCTACCTGCTTGCCTGATGGCTTCACTAACGCTCTCGTAGGCACTTCCAGTCCTCCCGCTGTTCCAATCAGGAACAACGTAACGATTCTCGTAACACAATGCAACGGTCTCAACGCGCATCACTGACCACCTCCCGTTCGCTTTCCTGTTTTTCGTACGCCCCAAATCCTGATGGTTGATCCACATCAATCGATCCAAGTTGAGACAAAGGCCCGCCAGTGCTTGCTAAAACATTGCGATTTAAGTAACATGCATGCAATTTCACAAGGACCCAAATCATGCCCATCAAACGTGGGGAAGGCCGACATGGCCGTCCGGCGTATAACCAGGCCCAGAAGGTCATCGCCAAGTTCGGGGGCGAGACCAAGCTGGCCGCAGCCACCGGCGTTTCCCGCATAACAGCCTACCGGTGGCAATACGCTCGCCCCTATGGCGCCGACGGGCTGATCCCTAGTTCAGCTGTCGACAAGGTGCAGCGCGCTGCCCGGCTGGAGGGGATCATCCTCACCGACGAAGACTGGCGCGCAGAGCGGATCGACTACGAGGTGGCGGCTTGACCAAGAAACGCACCAGCAACTGGGCCACCCAGACCGCGCCCAACACACCTCTCGCTCCACCCCTTAACTGGAAGCCCGCCCCATGCCGACCATCAAGCGACACCTCGCCAACGCAACAGCCTTCGCCACAGTCATCAGCGCCATGCTTGACGAGCCCATGACCGTGGCCGAGCTGCAGGAGATCACCGGCCTGCACGTCAACACCACGCGCAAGCTGGTGAACGCGCTGCACGGCAAGGTGACCTTCATCGAGCGTTGGACCACCGACAGCCTGGGCCGCTACATGGTGGCCGAGTACAGGGTGGGGCGCAAACCCGACGCCAAGAAGCCAGAAGGCGCACGCGAGCTGATGGACCGCGCGCAGTGGAAGCGCCGCGTGCCTTCGGTGTTCCACCAGGCGGCTGTATGAGCGGCGACTGGCTCGATTGGTTCTCTATCGCCGTGGGATTTTTCGTCCTGTTCTTGAGTATTGCTGCGCTGGTGATCAACCGGGTGATGAGATGAGCCGCTTGATCGTTCTCGGGATTGACCCAGGCACCAGCGGTGGGTGGGCCCTCCTTGATCGGTACGGCTGCGCGAAAGTGTTCGACACACCCACGGTAGCTGCCAAGCGAGGCAAGACAGCACTGGACGTAGACACCGCAGCACTGATGTCCCAGCTCGACGCCGCCGCAGACTTCTCGCTCGTCCGCGCCTTCGTTGAGCAAGTCCAGTCCCGCCCACGCCAGGGCGGCCAGTTCCAGTTCGGCGTGAACTACGGCCGCATCCTGGGCGCTCTCGAAGCAGCCGGCATCCCGATCACCCACGTCAGCTCAAGCAAGTGGAAGCCCGCCATGGGCCTGCGCGGCGAAGACAAGTCGATGTCAGTCAAGCTCGCCGAGCAGCTTTTCCCAGCCCTCAAGTC